TAATTCACCATAAACATAATATAAAAATTTGAGAAAACGCGAGGGTGTTTGACCACCCTCACTTCTCGAGAAATGAGTTATTGTTTAACCAACAACTTTATCAGCTAAAGGAGCTTCAGGATTTGTTGTGTCAACAGCAATTTCCTCTTCGCCTTTACTTGTATCAGGCTGTGGAGATTTCTGTCTTAAGAATGTTTCGAGTTTATTTCTTAACATCCCTACACCAGCCATCTCTTGTCCTTGGAATCCACCACGCTGAGAAACTACATCAATAATTTGCAGTAGCGTTGACAGATCACTAAGATTGATAACCACTTCTTGTTGTTCCTGACCTTGTTGGCCAAGATGTGATACGTCATTCATATTAATCACCTTTTATTATAAGTCGACTTTGAATCTATAGCCACGTAATACGTGACCCCTTCACCTTTAAACTCTGAGATACCTTTTGAACAAAGAGTAACATCATAGTCTATTGGCATTAGTTTCAAGTTATCAGTTTTAATAATAATCTTGAACTCATCGGCAGTTTCCCCAATTTCAACGCCAAAGTCATCTGCGTTGTCGTTGGCACTGTCGATTGCTTTCAGATAACATTTGCCACTTTCGCCAACAAATGCAATCTCTGAAAATTGTAATACACCAGCCGCCTTCAATACTGAAGACAGTGTATCTGCCGTCACCGATACTTCTACATCAGCAGAAGGAATAGTAATATCCTTTTCTGGTGGAGTATGTATCATTGACAGATCAGCAAAGACGTATTTGGTTCTACGTTTGCCTTCCGATATAATAAAGTATTTATCAAAAAACTCTACATCCGGATCGTTATACAGAGATAAAATAGACAAGAATCTTGATAAATCGTAAACACAGGCATCAGAAGGAATCTCCTGGTCTATATTTGCGATCGCAATCAGCGTCTTCTCTGGAGTTATGGTCTTAACAACTGAACCTGCTGATAACAAGATCGACTTGTTGATAGCGGTAAAGCTTTTTAGGACCGTCAAGGTTTCGTTAGAAAATTTCATTATATAAGTTTCTCCATTAGTTTATTGTTGTCTATTATACAACAGTTATTTAGATTTGTCAATAGGATTATAAGCTTTTTTGTTGGAGCTATTATCTGCGGTTGCAGTTACACCTAATTGACCGAGAGATCCCATGTCACCCTTAAAGATATAAGAACCAACATGATTAAGTTTCATCCAAGGACACATCCATACTGAAAGGTCGGCTTTACGAGCCATCTTACAGAAGAAGTAATCTTCAGACAAGTACCTTCTTGACTCTGGGTCAATGACACAATCAAAGAAAGCATGTATATCTCGAGTACCGTCAAATTGTTCGGTTCTAACATGGTCAGGTTTATATGCAAGTTCAGGATAGGCATCTCGATATTTTTCTAATGCTTCTCTTGTAATTAACATAAACCCAGTACCACCTTCGGCAACTTGAACAGGTTCTGCGAGTTTAAATTGTTTTATATCTCCAACAGGATTAAAAACAAAATCTGATGTAAATTTTTCTAGGTCAAAAGGATTCTCTTTGCCTACTCCGGATTGAGCAGCAGCTGATACCTTTTCCCAAGCAATTGTTTTCTTAGGATATGGACCACATACGACATCGTATTTTTCAGGATCTGAAATCTGTAATGCAAGTAACGCCAAAGCATCTCTTGGATCAAATCCAATGTCTGCGTCAATAAACAATAAATGTGTACAGTCAGATCTTAAGAATTCATCTACGATATAGTTTCTTGCTCTTTGTATTAAACTCTCATTAAATAGAAAGTAATACTTCATTGGTATTTTATGAGATGAACATAACATACTTAAATCATTGGTTGACTTAGTATATAGTCCAGTACATTGACCACCATACATAGGTGTACCAACGAATAGTCTTTGTTTTTGTAATTCTTCTGTTTTTACTTCAAGCTTCATACTGTGATTTGCTCCATATCGTTTTCGGCTCTTGTGATTGATTGTAGACGCATAACATCAGCCAATATGTCCCATGCCGAATCGTGTGCTTTAAATACTGAATCCCACTTATCTTCGTTTGCACATGGAGGAAATCCATTCTTCTTAATACCAAAGTCAAACTTTGCATCAATAAAAGTTCTTGTATCTCTAACAGTCCAATGTTTTAAGTGTGATTGTAGATGTCCTACTTTACCTTGAGACTTAAATAGTCTTTCAAGTATAACAGGATCAAATGAATTAGATCTTGACCACCAAAAATTAATCTTTGGACCGTCAATTAAAAAATCTGTAAATTGTCTTACGAACTCTTCAACAGAAAGATCTGAACTTTTTGGAGCAATATTCTTTCTTACTTCAGAATCTTGTTTTGACCAAAAGTCTAATGTACCTTTATCAACTACCCAATCAAAGTCCTTTACTTGTTGAGCTACATTTAATTTAAATTTCTTTGTTTTAAATATATCACCCAAATTGTATGGATCGTCTGATGTAAACTTATCCCACTGAAATACCATGACTGACATATCAATCACAGCACAGTTGTGGACATCTTGTCCCATTGTTTCAAAGTCGATGATTAAATCGTTTCTCATAGTAATACCTTTAATTTAATTTGTTATTATAACAAACATTGCTACGGATGTCAATAGTTTTATCCAAAGAATTCTTCTAAATTTGGAGTTGTATCAACACCGTTAGGATCAAGCTCTAATAATTGCTTGTGGTTGTTCTGTCTTAAATAGGTGGTATCTGATAATTCTAATTTACCTGTAAGGAATTTGGCAATCTCTGTATGTAGATCTCTTGATGTTGGTACAGGAACATTCTGTGCAATATGGTTCATCTTCTTTAAACCACCTAGCAATTCAAAATTAGGTGGGAATCCCATCATATGTAATGCTTCACGAATTGTTAATGATCGTTCTTCTGTTGGATGCATTGTGTCAACCATATTACGACCAATTACAGCATTCATATATTCACCAAAGACATGTACTGAACCATCCCATACACCTTTGCCATCAGCAAACTTCATTATTGCGTGGTCGGAATATTTAATACCTTTTTCGTTGCCTGTCTTATGGAACCATTCGTTAGCTTCTTTCATCCAACCTTTCTTACAAACATAATTCAGAGTTGTCTTAACATTCTCTTCAATCATAATCTCTCGAACATCACGGTTCGTTTTGGTCTTAATAAAATTGTAATAAGGTTCATCAGGAACATTCTTATTAATAACTAAATCTTGATGTAAAGCATCTTCAGGAATCTCTTGTAAGTATTCGGTAAAATCCTTTCGGTCTTTATTATACCAATTCATTACAGGAGCGGAGTCTGACTTCCAACCAATCGCAAAGGTCCTGTCGCGTCCTTGTGGAACTCCATGGAATCTCGTTGATGTTTTATACAGGGATAAAGAATAACCCCTCTCAGCACATATTTCATACAGTCTATTCGCTACTGGACGTCCTTTGTTTGTAAACAATGCAGGAGCATTTTCAACGATGACTACCTTTGCACCAAGTTTATCAATACCATCTTGAAAGACCATATACATAAATTCGTTCTTAGCACAACCTGCACCTTTACTCTCTGTTGTTGTTCCTGTATTTAATTGAGATAGAGCAGCACAAGGCGGAGTACCAGAAACTACATCAACTTGTTTAATTTGACCAGGCTCTGCTTCGTCAAGTTTAATATAAGGAATATCGCGTCCCATTGTATTTTGTTGATAGTTTACATATTGACTATCGTTATCTTCAAATCCACCATAAGAATAGATTGCTTCAGGTGGTTTACCAAAAGCTTTTTCTGCTCCTAGCATTTGTCCACCAATAAGTGGAATCAGTGGTGCCCATGTTATTTCTTTTTTGTTCATCCGAAAAAGTCCTCAAGTGTTGCAGCTGCTTTCTTTTCAAATTGTGTTACATCAGGTGCAACATAATCATTATCCATTGCTGTCATAATTTTATTGTTTAAAAATGTACCATCGTAATATTCAGGCTTACATATTAGTTTACGCAATCCTGTAATTACAGATTCATACTCGTCCTCATTATTTAATAACCTATCCATCCTTTCTTTAAATTCAGTAGGAGTCTTAGGTCTTAAAAAATCTGGTATTGGCAAATGCCCTTGTTCATCATAAGATGGATGTAAGAACGGTATCACACCAGCATGTACCATTTCAATATACTTTGAAGTTACCCAACCTTTTGCGATTGGAATAATAAAAGTAAACTTAACATTATTCATTTTTGCCATTACATCATCAAGATGAATAGAGCCTTTGAATCTTGCGTCTGTTTCTG